GCCTGCACTTACTTCTAATCCGTTTACTTGTCCAAGCAACCAGAATGTTCCATCTTTCTTCTCAATGATAGTCAATAATCTTGCTTGAGCTAAAGTCAACCACTTATTTCTTGAAGTTTGGCTCATCTTAGCAAAGTTTGTTACTACTGTTTGAGTGTAGAAAACTGTTCCGTTTGCTGGTGTTGCTGTGATTTCTTCTGTGAATGAGTCAGCCGCTTGAGGCATCAACTCATATTTGTAGAAACTTACTCCACTTACGCTTGAGATACCGCTCGCAGTTGTACTTGTAATAGTAGCTGCTGAAGGTAAACCATTAGCGAAATAAATATTTTTTAAACCTCCTACTGCATCTTTGCAATCTAAGGTGTATCCTGCTGTTACTGCACACGCCATTTTTTTATTCTCCTTATATTTTTATAAAAAAGGGGTAAGGCTTGAACACTCAAACCCCACCCCCTCTTAAGTTATTAATTAAGCTGCACCTACGAAATATACAATCTCAGTAGGGAATGCGATTTGAACACCAGCTTTGAATTCAACTACATAGCGAACTTCCATAGCTTCTTGCGCCCAGAACAATTCAAACTTGCTTTCTTCGCCTAATACATCACAACCGAAGAACATGTTTGAAGTTCTTAAAGCGTAGATTCTATTAGTTCCGTTTAATCCGTTTACACCTACTACCTTAATGTTAGTACCCGGTATAGTAATTTCAAAATTACTTGCTGAACTATCAGTGTTATAGTGGAAAAGATTTGCGTTAGTTAAAGCTAATTGATAAGTTCTGAAAGTGTCAATACCGCAGAAAATAGTTGTATCTGGTTTGTCAACGATTGCAGCAGGCAATGCACTATAAACACCTTGCATGATTGCATTTACGTTTGATACAGTGATACCACCAGTAGCTGAGTAAGGCGCACCGCTCATATAAGCAGATGAGTTAGCAGCAATTGCAGAACCTGAAACTGAAGTTACCAACTTAATCATTCCATCAAATTGAGCTAATGCGTTATCACCTGAACCAGTGTCACCTTGCCAGAATGCTTTTTCTAAATTTTGAGCAATCAAACCAGCTTTTAAGTCTGTGTACTGTTGTTCAAAAGGAATTGATTTAGGATTAGAACCGTTTGGTAAAGCTAATTGCAACCAAGTTGTTTCTAAAGTTTTAGGACACAAAGCCTCATGAACTCTGATTGGTGAAACAGTCATTGTTCTTTTGGTGAAAGTTGTTGTGCCTGAAGCTAAGAATCCGCAAGAAGTACCTGATTGGAATACAGCGTCTGTATCCATGATATTTACTTGCTCTGAAGATTTTACATTTGGCATTTTAGTTGCCAAAGAAATTGATTTTGCAGAGAATAAAGACTTAGTCAATAATTCTCTTTCGTTGGCTTTTACATAGCCAGTGATAGTACCTACCGAGAATGCCATTTTTTATTTATTTAATATGTTTAAAATTTCGTCTAATTTGTTGTATTGGTTGTCTTTTTCAGCTTTGAAATTAACATTGATTGCTTTAGTTTCAATAACTTCACTTGGAGCATCTGCTAACTTTTCTACGATTTCAACTAACTTAGAAAAAGCTTCTTTTTGTGAACCCATTTTCTCTTCAGTTGATCCCATCTTTTCAGCAATCTTAGCTTCCAATGCTGCAACCATTTCTTCCATTTTAGCAACTTTAGCTTCCAAAGCGGATACCATTTCTTCAACTTTAGTTTCTGCTGCTGCCTCAATCTCTATTTCAATTGGTGCTTCTTCTGGCATTTCAGAAGGAACTTCAGGTAAAACCAAAGCAGTAACTTTCCCGTTCTCAACTGTAATTTTTCTGCCATCTTGTAACTCGTGTTCTCCGTCTGGTGCAGGAACTTCTCCTGATTCACTAACTACTACTACACTTGTTCCTTCAGCTAAAGGACCTTCCCACTTTACAATGGTAATTCCATCCGCTAACTTTGCCTCTTCAAAAGACATTGTATCTTCAGAAAAGATTTCTTTTAATTTGCTTAATAGCTCTTTTACATCGCTCATATTATTTGTATATATATTTTGTTTGTTCAATTTTAATTTATCAACAAGGGCAATAGCTTGTTCTACATTACTTACTAATTCAACTTTCCTATCTGTGAATAATCCCTCAACTGAAAAGCCTTTGAACTTTCCGCTCTTGATATAGTCATTCCAAATCTCTTCATTATCTACCTTGCATGAAATAAACCAGCTGCCATCGGGTAAATCTTCAAATCCTTCAGGAGCTTTAATCCCTCGCATAGAATCAATGATAAAAGACTCAATCAAATAAACCCCTTCCGCTAACATGTTCTTTTTGTGTTGCAGATTAAAGTTGCTATTGTATTGGTTTTTAAAGTAACGCTCAACTATTTTTTGAATCGTACTCTTAGTAAAAACTACATTGTATTCTTCGCCATCTTTGCCCCTTCTGTAAATTGGTTGGTCAGGAATCATAGCTGGTCCAGAGATTATTTGTTTGTCAGTTGTCTTAAAACTAAAGCCTTTCTTTTCCCACTTAGCGTAACATACCGCAGCAGCCTGCTCTTGGTCCATCCCTCCATTAACTTCAATCCCGATGCACCTACTTACAAACTCGTTTTCTGATTCTCCTGCTTTAGGTTCAACTACAAAATCTATTTGTTGTAGTTTTCTACTTGCCCATTCTATACCCTCATCTCCACCCCAAGCTAACCACATCAAAGCTCCGCAGTCTTCTTTCGGATCACCTTTTGAATTCTCTCTGTGACGTTCAAAGCCTGACATTCTCGCAATGGTTTCTCTACTGATATTTTCTCCATTCGCTAATTGGTTGGCTCTTGTCCATCCAACTGGAGTACCGCAGTCTAACTTATATTTATCTCTAAGTTCTAAAGCTCTTTTTGCATTCTCACTCGCTGCTTTTGGATAGTCGCTGTAAGTTTCAAATTCACTTTTAAAAGCTACCCAGTCGTATTCAATTGCAGGCGAATCTACCAAAGCAATAAAGTCAACTCCAGTTTCTTCGTCTTCGTTTATAAGTAGTTCGTATAAAGGTAATTTAGCCATATATTTAGATAGTTTATTTTAGTTTAGTTTTAACCTATAACCGCCTTTGCTTTGATAGCATCAACTTTCTTTTGTGTGTTTGTTATGTCGGTTTCAGTTACATAGACTTTAGTTGCTCCAGTATTGTTCACGTCTAAAGGAGTTGAGTTGTCAATACGAGTAAATGAACTTGAAGGGCGTGTCATTGGTGGAGCTGAAGGAACAGAACCGCCGCCACTACTACCCGGTACCTGAACAGATAAAATTTTGTTAACTGTTGCCAATCCTGAGGCTATTGCTGCGGCTGCTGCTGCTGCTCCTAAAGCTGGTCCTACTACTGGAACTCCTGCTAAACTTGCATACGCACTCTGAGCGGCCTTATACGTGTCTATCGTTGTAGCTGCAATTGCTAAAGCTTTCCCTTCTGCGGTTGTTTCACCTAATAAACTTGAAAATGTTTTTAAAGTATTGGATGCTGAGTCTAATGCCTTAACTCTATTGGCTGCGGTTTCATCGTCTATTTTCTTTTGAGCATCTGCGGCATTCTTTGAAATATCAACTTTCTTTTTAGCTAAGTCTAATTCAATGGACTCAGTATCTTGTCCATAATCTTTAGCATTTTGAAGTTTTTGTTCAAGTTCTTTTAATTCTAAATCTTGTTGAGCTTTCTTTAAATCTGCATCAGATAAGTTTTTTTCAATTAGAAGTTTTTGCTGTTGTTTATAAAAGTTTTCAGTCGCTTTATTCGTTTCTTCAAATTCTTTGTCAGTTCTTTCTTTAGCTTCTTTTTGAGCATCTTCAATTTCTTTTAATGCTGCTTTTTCAGATGCTACTTTTTCTTTATTTAGAGATTCAATAGCTTTTACATTCTTTCTCCTTCTAATTATTGACTCAGTTTCTAATTCGTTAACTTTTGCGATAGCTTCTGCCTCTTGCGCTAAGGCCTCATCACTTGCTGACGTTAATTTATTTCTTGCTATAATCGCATTAGCTTTTTGCTTAGCTATAACTAATTCTTTTGCTGCCAATGTTTCTTCAGATGCTTGAACCTCTTTTAAAGCTGCAATTCGTTCATCATATGAGGCAGTTTCATCCTCCATTAATAATCTCGCTGCTGCCGTTTGTCTTGCTTGTTTACTTCTTTCTATTCTTAAACTTCTTTCTGCATCCTCAATCCCTTGAAGTATAGCCTCAATCTTTGCCGATTCTTTAGCTGCTTTGTTTGCTTCTCCGACAACCTTACCTATTTCAGTAATTGCATTCCCTACTTTGTCAGTGATATTCTCAACACCTAATCCAACTTTAGCAACTGCATCAGTAGCAACCTTTCCAGCTTCCTTAAATTCACCTTTAAATAGTAAACTTATCGCATTACCTAAAGCAGGAACTAGCTCAATTAACCCTTCAAAACGATTAGTTATATTTTCTTTAATTAAGTTTCCAAAATCTTTAAGAGCTTGTTTGGGATTTTCAAACATGCCGATTAAAATATCAGCAACCTTAGCAATAGCATTTAAAACTACATCAAGTCCAGTCTTTAATCCTGCTAAGGCTGCATCAAATCTATCTGCTCCATCATTGGTTGAAGTAAATGCTTTAAATAATGTGAAAAGAGTTGCAGCAATAGCGGCTAAAACTGCCCCGATAGGATTAGCTACCAAAGCATACATGGCCTTCCCAGTATCTTTTAACGCTGAGATTACCCCACCAATCGGACCGGGTAAGTCGCTAAAAGTATCTTTAGTTTTCTTTACAGCCTTTGAGGTTTTCTCTGTGGTCTTTTCGGTTTCTTTGAGGTTTTCATTTAACCCCTCTGCGGATTTACTGACTTCATCTATCTGTTCCGCACTATCCCCCGTTTCAACTTTGGTTATTACCTTAACTTCATTTCTTGCCATTCAGTACCTCGTTTTCTGTTTTGATTATTATACTTAATATAGTGGAATCAGCCGAATCAATTAATTTAACTAATTCCGCTAATTCGCATTTTTCTATAACTTCTTTGAATTTATCAAACATTTGTGTTGTTATTAAATATTACTGTCCAGTTACCATCGTAAGGCACGAACCATGCAGTGTGTTTTGTTTTTAATTTGAATGAAACTTCCCCACCTATCAATTGACCTGCTATCGGGTAAATGTCCAAGTCACTTCCGTTTTGATTGTGAATAATTATAAAAGGATAGCCAGTTTTAGGTTTCTGTATTGTCGCATCAGGCAAGTAAGTTCTGCTTGAACCATCCACTAACCAAATCTTTTGAGCGAAATCGGTGAAAACAAACGTATCGTTAGTAAAAACAATGTCTGTATATGTTCTTTCTCTATCCTCTAAAAATCCGCTGTTACTTGTTTTGTCTAAATTAGGTAGTAAAATATCAGGCAAGTTTGGCTGCTCAGGTTCAAAAGTCGCATAACCTCCGTTAGTTGTTGTGTTTTCTGCTATGAAATCAGGTGCAACCTTTAGTTTTAAGAACTCTATTTTAACTGGTTCGTTTGAGTTTAGGTCATACTCTACTTGGTGAAGTCGGTAATACTGCTGGTCTATTCGGTAGTAGTTCCTAAATGATAAGTTAGCCAATTGATTAGGGCTTAAATGAAAATACCCACTAACTAACTTTGAATCTTTGTCCGTAATTTCGGTAATGGTTTTAAGCCAATACGAGTTGTAAAGATTTGCGGTAGTTATTGCAGGTGTACTTCCATAGAAATAAGCCTTTGCAGTTGTACACTCTAAGCTAAAAGTAGGTGCATCAATACTATCTAACATTCCAGCGTAAGGATACTCAGTATAGTTTTGGATTGCTGATCCGTTGTAGTTTAAATTCCATCCCTGAGAAGTAGCTACCAATCCGCCATATTGTAAAATTCTAATATTGTAAACGGGTAAATTATCTGAACCAGTTGAAGGGTCTAAAGGTCTTATCTTTGGAATTATTCTATCGTTAGTAGTCGCATCAGCTGAAGGTGTTGGACTGAATCCGATTTCAACTACTTTTGAATCTCTTATAAAGTCATTGTTGATATTGAACTTTTGTTTACTGAATGGTTCTCTGTACACCATCTCGTAGCGTTGATTGAACTCGTCCGAATCTGTTTTATAGGACATCTCAAAAACTCTGAAATCAAGTAAACCCATAGGTTTAATTTCAAGCTCCTGCGATACGTCTAAATACTCGGTAAGGTCAACTAAGGTATCTGTGTAAAATTCATCTCTCGGCTCAATGATTAACTTTTTCTTGTCTATCTGGTCAACTTCTACATAAAGGTTAAACATCTTAATTAGATACTGAAGGAACTCGGTTTGTTTAGTCTTTTCTGGAAGTGCTGATACTATATCAATAGTTTGTCCTTCTTGGTAGTTAGCATCAGGGTTTGAGTATAATTCAAAACCAGTATCAAAGTTTAAAGTGAATAACGTCGCATTTGCTCCTACATAACTTTCATAATAAGCTACTGCATATACTTTGTCTCCTGCTTGAATATCAAATAGTCCAGATTCTAATTTGATTGTTCCTGAATTCCCTACCGCTGCCGTTCTGTAATCTGTTGCAATTTGAGATAAAACAGTTCCACCTCTATTTACTCTTATCCCAAAATTAAATTTGCAAAATCCAGTACCCGTTCCAGTTATATTAATTCCGCCTTCAATTGCAAATCTATACTTCCCGTTTAATCCTGCTGGGCAAGTCCACTCATGATTAGTTGTACTTACTCCACTCGGGTTGGTGTCGTTTCCGTTAGTGTTAAAAGCTATTTTGTAAACGTTTGATCTATACTGGTCGGAACTTGTAAAACTTAATCCAGTGGAGTTAGTCATTAAGAAAGTCCTATCTTCAACTTCTGCCCCAGTCATTCTAAACTCACCACCGCAGAATGGTATAATTAAATTCTTGAATCTTTGAGAGTTGAAAAAGTTTGATTCATACCTATAACCTGCACCAGAAAAAATAGAATCAACTACTTGTTTTGCATAGACCGATGGATACATAGTGCCAAAGTTATAGTCATTCTCAGCCAAAGTTACTGAGTTGCCTCTGTCAATTAGTGGGTAAACATATCCACTCCCATCAGGTTGCGCACTTGCATTGAAATTTACATAGGTGGTACCGTTCTTTATTATTGACGTTTCCCAGCTATTCTCAACATTCGTTTTATTCCAAACGTGGTTATAGTCCGATAGGTCAAGTTCAGTTAAGCTCAACTCCCCTAAGTCTTGAAATAGGTTTGCGAACTTTCCTATTATTACACATTCGTACTCAATAGCTCCATCCACGTTCTTAATACTTGCTAACTGAATGTACCCAGTCAATTGCGGAATACCTTTTCTGTAAAGTATCGCATCAGCTTTTAAGTTCGGGTTAAAGTCAGGATTAAAGTTTAGAGTAGAAGTGTTTATTGTGGCTCTATCCAGATTGAAGATAGCCGAGAATATAGAATGGTTGTTAGCGGTGCCGGGTATGGTTAAGCTCTTTGAATAGTCGCTCTGCCTTTTGTCGGGTTCTCTAATGTCAACAATGGATTTATTGATAGGCATAGGGACTGAATCGTAAAGGTCAACATCCCAAGTCTGGCTAACTATACCTGAAGCGTTGTAGGCTATTATTTTTAATTCGGTTTGGTTCATAGTGATTGGCGGTAATTATCAAATGTGTACTCAAGAGTTAAACTTAAACTGCTCAACTGTCTATCGTTTACGTATTGTTTCTCTTCGTAGTTAGTTTCCTTTATGTTTACGGGGATGTAAGTCGCTCCGTATTCCATCATGACAACTGGACTTAAAACTAACTCCTTTAAACCTACCCATTCCGAATCTGTTAAGCCATCGGAGTTAATCTGTATCGTATCGGTAAACTTAGTGTAGTAATCCGTTTTGGCTCTGAAGGTCTTAGGATAGTTAAGTGGTTGGAACTTCTTAAACATCTTGCGCTCAATGTCGGTAAAGTTTCGGCTAACCTTAGTAAAAGTAAACGCATCAAATCCCCCTAAGTTGTTCAACCAATGTAAACGGATAGGAGAATACTTTTGACAAGACTTGTCAATTATGAAAGTTTTGCTAAAATACGTAACAGCTCCACTTCCACTCGTGTTCTGTCCGTTCACTCGGTAATAAACCGCAGCAGAATCAGTAAAGGCGTAATCATAAACCGATTTATAAAACCCACTTGCATTGCCTGAGTTAGCCACATTGATTGAAACGATTGATCCGAATGGAGTGAAGCTTGCATTAGATTGAATTAGTACTGAGCTATTCTTGTCAAGTACTTGCACATTAATATTGCTAAAAACTCCCTCTCTATCAAACACAGTTAAAAACCTTTCCTCACCTTGCCTTAGCCTTTCTTGGTAGGTAGTTTGGTTTAAAGTCCTTAGTGAACTTTCAGGAGGTCCTATGTTTAAACTTGTAAAAGCAGTCTTGCTCCAATCTAAGAAATCAAATATTGCATTAGTTGAATGAGCGTTTGAACCACTTGAATAGAAGTTAGCTAAGTTCGGGTAAATTGTCGGGATGCCTGAAGCGTTATTCCTTACCTCCCCAAAGTCTACCCAATAATCTACTTTAGAGCTGGTGCAATGTTTAATGCCTGAGCTGTTGTAGCTTTGAAAGTCATAGCTTACATAGTTCCTTAATACTTCGCTAACATCCACATCCACCGTATCAACATTAGGTTGTTTAGGAAAAGTAAGGCGAGCGACTGGGTTTGTCTGTCCGCTTACGTTAATATCCACCAAGAACTGAAAACCAGCTGCACTTGCGTTGGTACTTTCCAATCCGAATACTAACTCATTATACACGTTTTGCCAATTGTTTGGCTGACTATTTATAATCATTTGAATTTGTTTATTATTGTTACTTCAATAGACCTACCTAAAGCATCGGCTAAACTTTGGGCAAAGGTCTGAATACTTTTTTCGCTCAGTGCATCGTCAATAAAGTGAGTTGGTTCTATACCTTCTTGTTTAATTACCATACCATAGGCATAGGCCATTTGGGTTTTCTCATCTATTTGCTTTTCTGCTCTTTTAGATTTAGTTAAGTCTCTTGTTTGTGAATATCTGCTTTTGATTGGAAATCCTCGTTTAGTTATCCAGCTTCTGAGTGACTTGTTAAAAGCTGGGCTAACTGATTCTTTTTTGAATGAGTACGGAGAATTAAACTTGTTTCTGGTACCGCTTACCCCTTTGTTCAGGAAGTCGCCATAATAGTTCATATCAATAGCCATTGAAAAAGTAGTTCCGTTAGATACAATAGGCAAAGTGATAATTGACTGAACTAACTCCGATTTAGCGTAGTAAGCATCCCTTTCAGTCAGGTTGGACTTCATCGCATCGGACAAACTATTTACAAAACGAATTACTGCCTCCTCAATTAATGAGTTAAACTCGGCTGGTTCTGTTAAGTCAGTCCCTAAGTCGCTCAGTAAGTTAGTGTAGTCTTGTTCCTGCATTCTGTCTCTTTATCTCTTCGGTGTGGTCTATATGATAGCTTACAACGTTCAAAAATTCTTTTAGCCCTAAATTAAAAAAGTAATCCCATTTGGTCTTGTCATGTCCTGCAAGGTTATCTATTGTCGCAACCCATCCCCACTTTGTGTTAAAGTTCTGAGCTGGTTCTCCATCGTTTCCGCTTGACTCAGGAAAAAGTTTAGGATATTGTCCGATAATTTGCTTGATAGAGTGCAAAAAAAAAGCATGATAGGATAAGCATCTTTGATTTTCATTTGGTTCAAAAGTAGTTCGCTTATCTCGTCATGTTCATCTCCGTTATACTTTCCTGCTTTCCCAAACCTCCACTTAATAGGTCTAATGCAACTTGCAACAATTCGGTGTATATTGTCCAATGGATTAGACTTAGCGAAATGGGTAATGTCAATAAATTGAGCTGAACTAATTTGGCTCAATCGGTAGTCAATAAAAAACCATTTACCCCCTACCTTTACTTTACTTTTGTAAACTGCCTTAATCGGCTGGGCTTCCAACTTTTCAAAATCAGAGTATAGCTCAATCACTTGGGCTGATGTCATACCATCAAAGAACTCCTTTTCCACCTTAAACAGAATTGAAAGCTTTTGTCTCTTTGCTTCCAAGTCGCTCCCCTTCACTGAGTTTAGCTCTATGAAGTCTTTTAAGGTTAAATTGTAGTAAATGCTTTTCATTCTATTCTATATATTTTTTTAAGCCCTAATTGTAACATATTGACCCCTTCTGTGTTCTTGTAGTTTCATTAAGGCTAAATACCTTGTAGCATCAATTAAGTGGTTATTGAAGTCCACAGGTTCGTTTACTATCTTGCCAGCTTTATCCGTTTTCCATTTGTAGGTGCGGAACTCCTTTTGTAGGTTGTTGCCTATCAGGTTAAGTCGGTACCGTCTAAGAATGTCAATTGAGTTTATAATGCTGTCCTTGCCTTTTTGGGTTGGCTTGATGTTGAAACCTAACCTATAAACTTCCTCAATACTTTTAGGCTCAGCACTATCAGCGTAAATCTCTTTCCGAGATATACCCATATCTTTCAACCTTTCTGCTATGTCCTGATTGGTTAGCCCTCTTTCGTACAGTTCCTCTCTGACATATAGTTCCTGCTCATACTTCCAAACCGATACAAGTGCAGTAGGGTCGGCACTAAAACCCCAGTCCAACCCGTAACCAACAAAATTGGCGTTATCTGGTACCGCTAATTGATTTGTCCAGTTATTGAAGACTAAGCCCATCAGTTGTCCACGTTCCCCTAAACCGAATATTTTCCAATACTCAGGGTCGGCTTGTTCAAGGCTTTCAATCTCCTTTTTAAGTGCATCAGGCAAGTGGGGATTATCCTTATAGGTTGTTATAATCAATCCGCAGTCATCCCTTGTTAATACTTGGTCGTATATCCAATGCTCAAAGTCTGAAGGGTTGTAATCAATTATGACCTTGCCAGTTGTTCTAAGTAGTAACTGCCTCCAATCTTCAAGGTCAATCTCATTGGCTTCATTCACAAATAGGATGTCTCGTTTCCTTCCTCTTATCTTTTGCGCATCATCCACGCTGAAAAACTCAATTAGATTCTTATTTAGCAGGTACGTGTTTTCTGACTTGTTATGGTCAGCCTCATTATAGTACCCGATTGAATTAAGTATCTCTATAAAATCCCTCATAGCAGATGACTTTAGTGCAGGTAAAGTTTTACGCACTATTGAAATGGTCATGCCCTGATGCTTCAGACATAATCGGATAAGCCATTGTAAGGCTGAGTAAGTCTTACCTGAACGTGTGCCACCTTGAAGGGCTATTATCCTTTTGTCCTTAACTGCCTTCTCTAAAAAAACAAAGTTAGGATTAAACATTACTCAATCGGTTTAGTTAGCCATTCAGGCAATTTATTGACGTTTATATTTTGCTCAGTCTGAACTTTCTCTGTCAAGCCGTTGAGTCGTTGGGTTATACTTGGGTTATAGACTCCAGCCAGTCCGCCTTGTATCTGGTCATCACGAACAATTCGCTTTATATAAGAGCAGATAGTGGAGAAATCGGTGTATTTGTCATTCTTATTAGAGAAGTAATCCCCTAAGTCATTTATTATACCTTCCTTGAAACAATAGACTTCAAACCCATCTATCGTTAATGCTCTTTCCCTTTCTTCATATACCGATTTGCCATCCTTTCCTACAAATGTATGTTTTAGGATTGGATTAGCTTTTGTCTCCTCTCTGTACTTTTCAAAAAGCTCTAACATCATTTCAGGGCTTTCTATTGCTTTTGGTCTACCTATTTTTGACATGATTAAATAACTCCTTTCTTAATTCGTTTATTCTTAATATATTAAAATTGGTGTAAATTTCTTGATATAGGGCTTCGCCTAAGTCTTCTCTTAACTCTTTACTGTCAATTAACCTCTTTATGTTTTTAAACCAAGTGTTCTTTTTTGCTGTTAGGCAGTTTATTCCATGTTTGGCTATGTTGGTGTACGGGTACTGGTCTGAAACTACAACTGGAAGTCTTTTTGCCCCCATCTCCATCATTTTCAATTCTGACTTACAGCGATTAAACTCGGTATCCTTTAGAGGAATTAATCCTACGTCCATTAAATCGTAAGCACTTGCGTAAGTAAATACATCCATTCCGTTTATTCTGCAATACTGGTCCTCTGCTATCTTGTAACCTGAAGTGAAAATCTTTTGGTATTCTTCCCAAACTTGGTCTCCTTCTACAAATCCGCTCAAAACTACTCTATACTTCTTGCTCGTGTCAGGGTTAGCATTTAGTTGCATAAAAGTATCAGTCAATAACATGACATCATGAAAGTGTGTTACACTACCGCTCCAACCAATATGGACCTTATCTGTTTTTAGGTCCTTTACTTTTTGGTCAGGTTTGAACTGTTGTTGGTTGAAATCAATAGCGTTCGGTATAATGAACACATTTGGGTTATATTGTTTAACTTTTTGAGCTAAGTATTCAGTAGGTACTGTTACGGCATCCGCCTTTTTTAAATTATAAACTATTTGTTCAGCGGTCTTATTGGCTACCCAATCTCTTTTCATTAAGTGGTCGTGTGGTAATTGCCAGTCATCGTCTCGGTCAATTATTACAGGAATACCTAATCTTTTAAGTTGTGACCATAGTACTTCTTGTTGCCCTAACTTGCTAACTACTGAGCTGGTGTAGATTAAATCAAATTGTTGAAAAAAAGAATCTGGCTGGTGGTCTATCATTTCAACTGAGGTGACTTCGTAGCCTTCCCCTAAATTATCAAAGGGCATTAGTAAACGGTGGTATTCAACTCCCGTTATTGGCTTTGGTATGATTACAAGTATTTTCATAGTAAGGTCAATATTTCTGATTTTTTAGTTTGTTCGTGTAGTAATAATCTATGTTTGAGTTGGTTTTCTCTTATCTGGTTTAAATCGTATTCTTCGCCAAATACTGCCATGTTGTAATTAGGGATTAGAATATCTTGGTATCCAAAATCGTAAGTACCTCTGTCCATAATAATTGGCACTCCGTAACTTATAGCCTTAATAACTGCATTGCATAAATAACCGCACCTCTTTACGTGGAATAAAGCTTTCATGCCTTGTTTGAATAGTTCGTGGTCGTTTGCCTCTCCTAAGTCATTACCCTGCCCATAGACTAAAGCTCCTAAACTTAATGCTTGATAATATCCATTTTCATCTCTTTGCTTATAGAAATGAATGATTGATACAATTTTGTCATTGACCGGTGCAGGTTCGTAAACTTTTACTAATGGATGCAAAATTACCCCTTCGCCCATCCAATGCTTTTTATGTTCAGAGTTTTTTAATATAGCTCTTGAATAACCCATTTGATAGTATGAGTTTAAATGTACTGTATGAATACAAAAAACTATAATACAATCCTTTCTCCTATCGTGAGGTATTTCTCCTGCGAATGGTCCACAATGAACAAACAATAAATCAAATTCAGTCGGAGGTGTTCTTTCTGTGTATTTCTCGCAAACAATACCACCCAATCTTAAATAATGGTCTACCCTTTCAAATTCATCAGGATGCAATGCCCAGTAAACTACTTTCATTTTTCAGCTACTATTTGCTCATGACCTATTTTCCATCTCTCAACAGAAATCGGAATAAATCCAGCCTCTACTAACATGTGCTTCATGTGGTTAATATCATAAATCCAGATATGTTCTATTTCGTGGAACATTCTCTCCTCCATTTGCCCATCCTCAAGAATCATTGGGGCTTGAATTATTAACCTTCCACCATTAACTAAAAGTCTGTGACATTCCTTTAAAAATCCTTTGCCATCCTCAATGTGTTCAATTACATCAAGTGCGATTATGTTTGAGAATTGTTCACTTTCCCAATTCCCCGTAACTTCAGGAAAAAATCCGAAATGTAAGTCTGAATCTTTAGCAAGTCCTTGAATGTCGTTCTTATATCTTTCGTCTATTTCAATACCAGTACATTTGAACTCTTCTGATAAGTCTCCCAATAAGATACCGGGTGCGCAGGCTATTTCAAGTACTTTTTTTGGTTCAATCTTAGTCAAAGCGTTTTTAACAAGTACATTCTTTTCTACTACATTACCAACTTGTTGATGAATAGTTGAATGATTCATGTTTGGTGACCAGTAATCATTGAAGTAAATGTCTTCAGGTTTGTGGAAGTGGTTACTTTTGTAGCTTCCGTTTTCTAATTGTGTATAATGCTCTTTCATATTAAATTGTTTAGTGCGTATTTAAATCCGTTCTGATTATAGACATCGTAAAACTCCCCACCTGCAGGAATGACATTCGGACATCCGAAATAAACCTCCAAAATTCTCTCGGTTTGTAACTGCTCAGCTATCGCAAAACACATTGATTGATTACCAATGAACACTTTTGATGCTGAGATATAGTCTTTTAGTTCGTTAAAGTCCTTTACTTTTAAGTACTCAAGCTTTGGCAAAGTATTTTTCATTACTTCAAATTCATCCTTAGTGCCTGCAAATAACTGTTTTAAGCTATAATCATTCAAGATTGAATAATCTATTTGTCCGTTCTGGTAGCGGTTAGTTCGGTTAATTAACAAATAGTCCTCTTTAGGCTTTTCTGAACTAAAGATAGGACCTTCAATGTCAAATGTAAACTCA